CTTTAGTCAACACAAATTCACCAGGTGTTAACATTGCGGGAACAGTATCCTCACTACCTTGGCCTGGAACCTCACCACCCTGATTAAACATTTGAGGTTCTGTAACGTTTGATTTCTCTCCAGCACCTGATGTATCTACAGTTGCTGATGTGTCATCTGTGATTATTGGAGGGCCTTCTCCTGTATCTTCATCAACTTTCAATCCTGATCCAGTATTCTCTAAATCCTTTTCATTACTTGCAATTTCTTTATCTATCTGTTTATTGAAACCAAACAACATCTTAACAGTATCAATTATCTTAGGAAGGAATCCCACTGCCAATGCAACTACACCAATAAGAACAGGAAAACCAGGTATAAATGCCATAAGAGCACCTAGAATAGCAGGCCACCAATCTTTTAAAAATCTGAATATAGATTGTATTTTTGATTTGTTTTCAGAATTACCAAACCAATCAAGAATTTTCATTAAACCTGCACCAAGCACAAATAGTTTTAAGAAATTAAATATGGATTCAAAAATTCCCTTTGCTGGTTCTAATACTTTTCCAAATGCACCAGCAACTTTTTTAAATGCACCTTTACCACCTTCCATAAGGTTTTCTGCCATACTTCTTTTATTTTTCTCTCTTGCTTCTCTAGTATCATCTGCCTTATCTTTATCAAGTTTATTTTGACTCGCAACAATTCCTTTGATGATATTAACATCATTAGATATTTTCATAAGAGCACTCGACATTCCACCACCATCTGCTGGTGCTGCATCTACAGGTTCAGGCCCTGCTCCCTTAACAAAGTTTATTGCTTTCTTTTTCTTTTCTTTCGCATCTATCTTTGCCTTTACTTTATCAAACGATTCACCCTTTCTCCTCTTTGCTGCTCTTGATTTACCACCACTCTTTGCTGCTTCTTTCCCACTCCTTGCTTGTCTTAATCCCTTTACTGCATCTTGTAGTATTGATATTCTAGAATCTCTTGGATTAGAATTACTTAAACTAATAATAGATTCCTTTAACGCACGAAGATAATCAGCTTCGGATTCGATATCAACTGGATCGTATCCAAGACCTTCAAGTATTGCAAATGTATTAGGATTGGGCATTCGACTGATTGCGTTTAAGTTCCTCTTCTTCGAGATGTTGTTTTAATAATCCAACATAGATGTCTCTTTCCCAAGGCATCATGTTTTCAATCTCAGTTAATGAGTATTTATGGTATTGCATCAACGAAAAGTTCAACTTATAGTAGCTAGCAAGATCCATATGGATCATCGCTACCCGAAAAAAGACGCTAAACCCTCAAGTACAACTTCACTTTCAACCTTTGTATTAGGATTCTTTACCTTTATAGTGTGTGATAATTTAGGCATTGATGTAAAGAACTCTTCAATTTTTTTGAATTGAGATGAGTTCATCGACTCAAGAAATTCTGTTATCTCTTTCTTTGTGCAATCTCCTGCGGCCCATACTTCCTCTTCGGTGTATATCTTATCAACACAAGATGCGATCAGTTTGAATGATTGATCCATTGCATTCTCATCTTTAAAATCAAAGTTACTTTTAATAAACTCTTCTAAAGAAGGATACTTAAGTTCCATCATCAAGTTATTATCTAACTTAATTTGATTTGAATGGCTTTCATTTTTAATAACTTGAATGTCATCCAGATCAATTGTTACAGATACACTTGTCTTCTCATCATCAGGGCAAATTATATTAACATCTATTGATTCTCCAACAGATTTTCCACGAATATTTAAAAACAAATATTCAATATCAAAAGTTGGCAGTGCCTCTATTTTGATTCCTTTTGTTTGAACACAACTCTTAAGCACTGCTTTAATTGCTTGAGTTATTTGTTTCGTATCTTCACTCTCTAAAGCAAGAACTAAAAGTTTTTCTTCTTTGACTAGAAAAGGTCTGTAATTTATTTCCTTTTCTAAAGATGGTAACACCATACTATACGTTGGTGTCGCAATTTTTGGTAAAGGCATGATATTCTATTATGCAATTCAGTATATTATATAGCAGGGTTATCGAAGTGCTCTTTGAACAACTCCTCCTACAACATCTCCTAAGAGATCGATACCAGTTAATCTATCTACAGCAATATTAGCAAACTGGCCAGCAGCATATGCAAATGATGGATCAAAGGCATCACTGTTGGCACGTTTTGCACTGTATCTTGTGTAGTTAAATGATACACTACACTTTAATAAGTCTGATGCATCATAAGTAACTGGCATTGATGATATCGTTTTTGGAAATGCATCTATAAAAGTATATGTCAATGGTCTTGTTCTACCTCTGACTGGATCTTTTGACATCAAGTTCTTTTCAAACTTGGTTATCTCTAGACCACCTTTATATTTTTTAGGAAACTTCATTCTATAATAAAAATTTCCACTATGATTATCTCTCGTATCGTTTGTCATATATGACATCCAAGATTCAAAGTATCTAATTGGTAGATATTCTTTTGCATCACAATAGAATGTCAGTGTAATATCTTCATCGAATTGTCTACGGTGAGCATACCTTTCAGTCACTCCAGTAAAATCATTAGACAGCTCTGATGTTAACATTGCAGAACCTGGTAATGTTGTTTCTGAACAGAACAACTGTAGTTTTTCTCTTCTTGTTGGGTCTAAACCTCTGGCATTAAACAAAGTGCTGAGACCTTGCTGATTAAGATAAGTTGAAAATGTATCTCCTCTTTCATCTAGTTGTCTTGGATCTTGAATCGATACTTGATAGAACGAAGTGGTAGCTGGTTCTAACAGATCCTTTACAATCTTATCTACTGTCAGTCTTTGTGGTGGGATGGAAGCCATTTATAAATAATATTTGACCTTATATATTATGTATGCAAGATAATGGCAGAAAGTATAAAAAGTCGCTATAAACCATCTAATCCAGAGAAATATCAGGGCAATCCGAACAATATTATCTGTAGAAGTAGTTGGGAAAGGCGATTTTGTGTATGGTGTGATAAGAATGATAATATAATCTCTTGGGCATCAGAAGAATTCTGTATACCATATGTTTCTCCAACAGACAATAGAGTTCATCGTTACTTTCCAGATTATCTGATTAAAGTAAAGGAGAAAAATAATAAAGTAAAGAGTTATGTTGTTGAAGTTAAACCAAAGAAACAAACTCGACCACCTAAGAAAAGAAAGAGAGTTACCAAATCATATATCTATGAGTGTCAAACCTATGCTGTTAATCAAGCAAAGTGGAAGGCAGCAAATGAGTTTTGTAAGGATAACAGAATTGAATTTAAAATAATCACAGAAGATGAGTTAGGTATTAAATAATGGCTAGAACAAGTAAACTTTCTCTTGATGAGATAAAAGCAGCGATTGATGCTAGAAATCCTACTAAACCTGGTCAATACACAGGTCAACCTGTTCCCATAGGTCAAAAGGAACAAAGACCACCCACAGTTAATGCCAATCGTATAGAAGCAATCAAAAGTGAATTGGTATCATCTGATCCAGAAGATCTGATGTTGCAAATTATGGAAGCATTAAACAATACTGTGACACCCATACCTGAAGTAGGAAGTTACTATACCTTTGTATATAATGCCAAGACTCCTAGGATACAATATGATCAACACCCATTGATTGCTTGTACAGATTTGTTCAAGTGGGGATTCAGAGGAATCAATTATCATTGGCAATCATCTCGTAGTTATACTTGGGATGAACTACCAGGTATGCTATACATTGTTAAATCTATTGAGTTAGATGACCTACTTTCAATACCTTATGCAAAGTTTATAACTAAATAAATAAAAACCTTCTAAATGGCAACCACTGCTAACAGTCCTAGTTGGGTAAGAACCTATACAAACGACGACGCAACCAAATATCAAGTAGCATACAGATCCAACAATGTGTGGAAGGAGGATGCTAATGGAAGGGCGTTGCCTGGTTCTTTCACTACTAATTTACAAGTGGATCGCACTGCTATAGATGGTAACGTAACAGGTGGTGGTGTTAACGCAACGTGGACTACCGCAGCAACAAGAGGGCCTGGAGCTAATGGCGTGTGGACTCGACAATACTTAGACGATGCTGATACCACTTTAGGTTTCGCATTACCAGATGCAAGTTGGTCAGATCTTAATGATAGGAAAAGTAATTTTAATTCACAAGTTAGTAATATAAGTGCAAATGCAATCGCAAAATATTTTAGAACACTAGGATTTGGTAGAGGTAGTGGTCTATCAACACAAGAAGGAGCGATAAGAGAGATAAGTCGTAGTCAAGGATCAAATAATCAAGGTAATCCATCAGAGGATGCTACTGGTGCAAACAGAACAAACATCACAGCACTACCAGAGGAGGAGTCAAGTAGACCTAGGCCAAAATATCAATCACGTTATACTTATTACTATCCAATAGCACTCAAAGCAAATCGTGACCAAGATAAATTACAGATATCTGTTTTAGAATATAAACCAAAAAAGATAAAAGGTTTTAAGATAGCAAAGAATCGTGATCAAGGTGGAAGAGCAGGTTACACATCAAGAGTATTGGGTAGTGTTTTCTTACCTGTGCCTGGCACAGTAAATGATCAGAACCAAGTTGATTGGGGTGAGGATACTTTAGATCCAGCAAAACTTGCTATGGCAAATGCTTTCTTTACTAATGTTCAGAAAGGAAGTGGTGCTATAGATGGGTTAGCAGACTCTGTAGCTGAGATTGCTAATCAAATTGGTGATGGTTCTAAAGATGTAAAGACAGCAGTGGCAGCTGCACTTACTAAAGGTGCTACTGGTGCTAGTATCTTATCGAGAACAACTGGATCAGTTATCAATCCTAATATGGAATTGCTTTTCAAAGGGCCAAAAATGAGAAACTTTACTTTAAGTTGGAAAATGAGCCCTAGAGATTACGAAGAGTCTGAGATGATAAAGAAAATAATTAGAATGTTTAAACAATCACAGGCAGTTAAAAGATCTGAGAGTATGTTGTTCTTAAAAGCACCAAACACATATGCACTAAGATACTTGACTGCAGGAGGAAGAGAGCACGGTTATCTTCCAAAGATCAAAGAGTGTGCATTGACAGGATTCAAT